TAATATCCTTCCCCCATACTCCATAATCATATGAGAACTCATTCGCCAAAAATTCTTTATAACACTCATCGTGATGGATGCCGAATTCCGAACTGTTTATTACCCATTCCCCTTTACGAATTTTGTTTTTGCACCATTCACATTCTGTTACTTTTACATGATTCCCCTTTTCATTATCACTAGATAACATAAGACATACCTCCCGATTCATATAGTTTTACAGTTTACTTTTACCCTTGTAACTCTTCCCATCTTCGACCGTACAACTGGGTGTGCTGTTTATTTAGGGAAGAGTTACTATACTTTCGTCGCAAGACTATCCATAAAATTACTAATTGAAGTAGCTTGAAAGATACGTAAGTTAGGAGAATTAATATCGTACTGTTTATCTGTAATAATGAGGATTGATGGGAAGAATTTTGATCCTTTTGGTTGCCACGATTCGTTATGCCATTCCTGGCTGTGGAAATATAACTCATATCTGTTTATCTTATCTTGCATAATCTTCTTACTGTAAATTGACTTCTGTACTTCAACAAAAAATGGAGATCTGCGCCAGATTGTAAATGCATCTGGTTCCATAAATTCTTTACCGTACTTTGGCTCAACTTTAAATAGTTTTGGTTTTTCATAATGGATAAGCTGTTTATATGCGTCTACGATACCAAGGAAATGAGGAATCTTTTGGCTAGTTTTGCGAAGTGTGCTGGGTTGGGGAAAATATATAAATGGCTGCTGTGTGATATTCGCATCCACATGACCATCTCTTCTTAATCGCTTCATCACCGTATTACAGCAAGTAACCGCGTTTTTAAGTCCATGAAAATGTAAATCTATAATGTCATCCCTAGACATACATCTGAAACGTTTCAAATCGCCCAATATCGCTTTATCTCTACTCTTCATAATCTAACACCCCAAACAATTGATTCTCTTCTTCTGGAGGATTCTGAAGCTTCATATCCTCTTTAGGAATGCGATAAGGTTCAACGATTTGTTTCGCTTTGCTCAATTCTAAATAAGGAGCTTGCACTTTCTTTAATCCATTTAGCTTTAAGATCATTTGGCCCGACTGTTCCAAGTGTTCTGAACCAGGTGTACCCATGATATTACTGTTAATCGTATTATCACATTTAAAACCCATTCTTACTGTCATATTGAGTTTTAACTTACCGTCTAATACTTTTGCATCAGGACGTTGCATACTGAGCATGAGGAAGACACCAAGTGATCTACCGACTGCCGATATTTTTTCGATTGTGGACATACATTCTTTTTCATCTTGCAACATAGCTACTTCATCAATAGCGAGTAAGATATACGGTTTCTGATTATCAGGATTCAATTTGTTATATTCATTGATATGATCCACTTCATACTCTTCCATCAGCTTTCTACGTTCGCGTATTTCCTTCCACACTTTCTGCAGCATGATCTTCATTTCAATTTCTTCCATGCAAACCTCTTTTACGTGTTTTACTCTTCGTAAGAAATGAAATTCAGAATTTTTTAAGTCCCCCAGGTACAAATGTAATTTATCAGGAGACATGTATTGAATGAGTGTGGACAGAACAACACGCACCATACTACTTTTCCCGCTCCCTGTTTCTCCAGCTATGAGTAAATGAGGTGTATTTGAATCAACCATGTCATATACAATCATGTTTCCGAATTGGTCACGACCTACCACAACAGGTAGACGATGCTGTTTTAGTAACGGCTGCCATTTCTTATAACTGTAATTGTATGATTGTAGTCCAGCATCCGAATGAAACACATTGAGGACAAACTTTTTAATATCACCTTCAATTGCTACATTCCGTCCTAATATTTGTTGAAAGCAAAACCATTTCTTTTCAATTTTCTTTGGATCCAGACCGTTTGGAATGGTAAATACATATCGAATATTTTCTTTTGATGAGGAAATGGCATGTATCCTCGGATAGATTGGTACTTTCCCACCTCTTGTTTGATGGTCCACATATAAACCCGCTTTTCCAAATACCTCTATAAGTTGATGCTTCAAACTTTGTTTATGCAGCCAATCCTTTACAATTCCCATATGTTCTCCCCTCAAAACATAATTACGAGCCTGATAAATACATAACCAATTAGACAAACTCCACCTATTCGTGTTCCGTGATAAATCCCTTCACTTACAAGTTTAGCTGCGGATACATGGTCATTTTTCACTAGGTATTTTTCCAGCACTACTGCCCCAATTAAAACTGTGCCCATGATTCCGAGTGTAAGGTAAGTATTTATCATTTGGTCTGACATATGAAGAAACGCTAATGGACTAATAGAATTGTATTTTCTTATTTTTGGTACTTTATCTTTGTATGAACCATCCATAAATGAATGAAAAGGGATTACTTGTTTTCGTGTAAACATAAACCCACCGCCTTTTATTATTTATCACATTCTGCACAAGACTCTGAACAATACTTCTTTCCATTCAGTCTCCAAAACAACCAATCGGATAAAAGACATTTACAATACTCACAAGTTTCTTCTGATGACATCCTGATGTTCATTACATTCTCCCCTTTATAAACAGAATTTTAAATCCTGATGCTACCAAGGTTTATTGATTGAAAACCTTGGTAGCATTACTCTGATAGCTAACTTGATAGTTACTTTGATAGTACAAATACTAGTTACCTTGATAGCAATTAAGCTATTTACTTTGATAGTTGCTTTGATAATAAGTTTAATAACTACTTTGGTAGCGACCTTGATAAAGCATATTGTGAACGGCTTGGACAATATTCAAACTTTCGTGAAGTTTAAAAAGTTTAATTTTTGTACAGACTTGTTACCAATTAAGAGTGTAGAGGAGATGAAATAATGTTTGGGCTAGGTAAACCACGTTCTCGTTTCGGTAAATTTCTTGATAAGAATGGGCTTTCTCAGCAGGATATTGTAAGAGAAAGTGGGGTTAACAGAGGGACTGTTAGTAGGATATGCCAGGGAGATTCATTCCAACCTTCTTTGAAGAATGGTAATAAGATTATAAGAGCTTTAAAAAAGTTAACAGGGAAAAATGTTGATTATAATGATTTTTGGATGTAGCTTCACTTAAACGAGTGAGGCTATTTTTATTTTTTTATAAAAACCTCTTCATAAAAGAACATACATTCGTATATAATAAGAACTAACGTTCTGTTATTTAGGGGGAATAACGGTGTATGACTATTCAATACTGCCAAACCGAATTGTTTTATGTGTAGATCTTCGTAGCTTTTATGCTTCAGTCAGTTGCATCAAGATGGGATTAGACCCACTTCACACAAAGTTAGCTGTAGTCGGTGATGTGAATAGGAGTGGTTCAATTGTGTTGGCTGCAACTCCACCATTAAAAGCGTTGGGCGTTAAGAAAATGGCAAGATTATACGAAATACCACGTCGCAAAGATATCCTTGTGGTGAACCCAATTATGAGCACTTACATAAAATGCTCTAATTTCATCACGAAATTAGCTTTGCAATACGTGCCTATTGAGGATTTCCACCAATATTCCATCGATGAGTTTTTTATGGATATTACGGATAGTATTCATTTGTTTGCTAACGACCCATACGACTTCGCATTAAAATTCAAACGTGAAATTTATGCAAAGACTCGAATCGAATGCACGATAGGAATTGGTCCTAATCCTTTAATGAGCAAAGTGGCTTTAGATGTGGAAGCAAAGAAAACGAAAGATTGCATAGCATACTGGAAATACGAAGATGTACCCATAAAATTATGGCCAATACGACCACTTAGTAAGTTTTGGGGGATTTCTGGTAAAACAGAAGCGAAGTTAAACCGAAAAGGAATTCATTCAATCGGAGACTTGGCACAATACTCGCTCAAATACTTAAAGCAAAGCTTCGGGGTTATTGGTGAAGAATTACACTTACATAGCAATGGCATAGATTTTAGCCGCATATCAGAAAAATACGTTCCAGCAACAACTTCTATTGGTAAAAGCCAAATACTTATGCGTGATTACACTATAGAAGAGTTTCCAATTATTCTACTGGAACATATAGAAGAAGTTTGTTATCGAATGCGAAGGCAAAACAAACTAGCTCAAACTGTTCATTTTTCCATTGGTTATAGCAAAAATTACTCTGGTGGCTTCAGAAAAACTCACACTATGAACCGACCAACCAATTTAACAATGGATATATATAAGATTTGTACATATTTTTTACACGAGTTTTACACTGGGGAACCCATTAGAACCATCAATGTTTCTTTAACTAACTTAATCAATGAAGGCGAAGAACAAATCTCACTATTCGATAATGTAATACAACGAGAAAAAGAAATGAAACTAACTAAAGTAATGGATGAAATACGCACTAAATTTGGAAAGAACAGCATATTAAGAGGAATTTCGTATACAAATAGTGCAACAGCAAGATACAGAAACACATTGTTAGGGGGACATAAAGCATGAATAACGCTAATATGCCAAAAGGAAGAGGAATGGTTAAATGGACTCCGTTCGCAGCGATGCCAGAACAATTTGCAGGTATCCGTGAGATTATTAAAGACAAGACAAAAGTAGAACGCCCTACATTAACCCAGGATGAACAAGAACGTATTGAGAATATGCTATTATGTTCGCTGCTTTCTGAAGAAGAAATATTGATTACATATTATGAAGATGGATTTTTACTTACTAGCTATATGACCGTCATTGATATTGATCCGTTGAATAAATCTATAATTTGTACGGATGCATTTTATAATAATATGACGTTGAAATTTATTGATATTATTGATGCAAAATAAATAAGCCGCCCAACAGGCGGCTTTCATTGTTTACTTTTTAAAATACTCGTAGAACCATTTACCTTCAGGTCTAGTATCCATCCACCAAGTGATTTTATCTAATTCAGCATTCGGTAACACTTCCGTTTGTAAGTATGCTGTACCGGTTGATGGATCAGAAATAACCTGTCCTTTAGTTCCGCGTTCTGCCATAGCATTCAATACTTCTGGAACTAATGAAACGCCAAAACCCCCAGATTTAACGTATTGATATCCACCATTAGAAACGTTTTGTTCTGGCTGATGCACTTCCGTAAACCAAGATAATGGTTTACTTCCAATTAATTCATTCAAATCACACTTACCGATACCAGGTACATTTCCTGTTTCAGTGTATTGCCAAATATCGCATGGATAAGCTGGTCTTTTTCCACCATAACGTGGAATCCATACAAAGTCAGCAACCACATTTGCCATTCCAAATGGAGCATACATATGATGTCCGACATATAAACCGACTTTTTGAGCACCTAATCGGCGTAGCTCATCGATAAACGCTTGTGCACCGGCTCTCATATCATTCATCGTTTTCACTTCAACATCTGCAACCCAGACTGTCGAACTCTTGTCACCGCGATTCCAGAAGTCTCGAGCTTCTACACGTGCATCATTCTCAGAAACGAAACGACAGAATGCATAGTTTCCAAAAGGGATATTACGAGCTTTCATGGCAGCGACGTAAGATTTGTACACTGGATCAACATAGTTAGAGCCATCTTGTACTCGAGCAATAACGAAATCTAGATGTTTTGCCGCTGTATCCCAATCAGGATTGCCATTCCACTTAGACATATCAACAATATAACCCATTATTTATCCGCTCCTTTGTTTCGTTTGTCCGCAAACCATTTACCTGCTGTAGGATTAGATACAACACCTGCAGCAATCAAAATGTATAGAATCATATCTACATATTCCTGATATCGACCTGCATTAAAATGAGGGACAGTATCCATTAATACCATCCCTAACAGCGCGAACAATGCTACCCACAATCCGTAATTCTTGAATTTCTCATGCATCGTTATTTCCTCCGTTTCCTTGTATCAGAACGTTTTATTTTCGCTTCAATTTCACTTGCTACGCTTTCCAGTAACCATGTTGGAATCCATCTATCCCAACCGATACGAACGCAATTAGCAGTGAAACTGTTGAAAATGTGGTATGTTAAACCGCCAGTTACCATAAAGAAAAAGAAATCCGGTAACTTGAATGCGATATCAAACATGTGCGCCAAACATGGCAATAAAAAAAGCACCACGGTACGCGCGATGCCTTCTACTCCATATGCTGATGAATACGAACCATCTAACTTGGAAGCTTTGCTTCCTGTAATCCAATCTAAACCGACTACCATCATCAGGATAAAAATCCAGATAAGATTGGTTTTCCCATACACCAGACTTAAAAATGTTCCTACTCCGCCACTTACAAATGAAGCAGCTTTAAATTGTGCCGTATTAAAAATATCGATTATATTAAGACTTCTGAAAATATCATTAACTCGCTCCAATTGTTCACCTCCTTTTACGTAATAAAAAAAGACACCTTTGTGTCCCTACTTAAAACAACTAACATCCATACCAAATATATCTGCAATATCATTCTCACTACGATCAGATAAATAAGATTCTGTTGTTGATACGTCACTGTGATTAGCAAGTGACTTTAATTTTTCGAGTGGGATGCCTTGTTCACGAAGATTATCAAGCCTTGAATGACGGAAAGCATGGGGATTAATTGAAATTGTTTTACCTTCCTTATTACTTAACATGCTGGATAAAATTTCACACCAGTAATTAAAAGCACTCTTATTGACTACTCTTTTTTGGCCATTGCTATATTTTTTTACAAATAGTTGATTAATATTATCTTCTCCTCTACCTTCAAGGTACTTCGAAATTAACAATCTAGTCCGTTCGTTATAATACAGCCTAAATTTCTTGCTTCTTTTGCCAATAACAGTATTTGTATAATAACGTTCAGCTAATCCATCTTTTAATACTTGGTGCACTTCATTCTTTCTTGCTGCACTGTAATAAGAAATAGCAAGATATACAGCGATAAGTATCTGGTTCTGTTTATCTAGTTCATCTAGTAACCATTCAATCTGCTCCTCTTTTAAAAATGTAATTTCTCTAACTGGATTTTTAGGTAACCCTTTTATCCTAGAACCGATATTAAATTCATAATCATAATCGTCGTCATCTGCACAAAACTCTAGTGTGGACCGTAATGCACTCATTAATCCATTGACACGAGCGTTAGACATGTCCATTTCTTGAAATACAATACAGAGATTACGAATGTCTTTTCTTGTTAGTTCTGTGATTCTTTTATTATCAAAATGCTGATAAATTAAATACATTATGATTCTTAAGTCCCAGCGATATTGCTTTAAAGTACTTTTCGCTTTGCCTTGTGATTTCTTTTCAATCAGGAAGTCCCTAACTAGGTTCTTATTATCTGAACTAACGTGTTTATCGTAAATTATAGGATCTATAATTCGTTTCAATATCATCAGCACCTCCTGATAAAATAAAAAAAGCATGCTATTACATGCTTGCCTTTAAAATCCGTATTTGATTGAATTTCGTTTATATTAGAAAGTTACTGTACTCATAATCTCTTTACTAAGTATGAAAAACGCCGTCCATAAAATCATTGAGAATAGACTTCCCCACAATAAACCTACAAAGAAATTAACTTCACTCTTCATACTATTTCCACTCCTATTTTCACAAGTAATTTATTGTATAATACCTTACTTCTGTGTATTTGTGGTGTACTAAATGTGAAGTTAAAAAACGGCCTATTGTTCTGTAGATACCGTCGGTTCTTCAGTTTTTGACTGTTCAGGTTCTTTCGGCTCTTCTTTTACCGGAACAACCTGTTTTACATCGATTCGAGAGAAGATGTAATCACCAATTACGACTGTAATAGTATTACTATTGTTCAATTGTTCATTTAAATAAATTGGATCGTAATCATTTGTTATAATCTCAATTTCTTTTCCACCGTTTGTATGAACTTTTAATTTTTTTGTGCCTTCTATAGTTGGTAAATTGATTGGTAAAATACGTTTTACATCAATTCTTTGAATAATAAAATCACCAATAAGCACGGTGATTAGATCATTACTATTTAATTGTTCGTTTAGCACCTGTGCATCGTATTTTTCGGATTGTACTGTGTGTTTTAAACCGCCTTGTGTATGAATTTCAATTGTTTGCATATTAAATCATCTCCTTTTGTGATTTTTCAGAGTAATGAATATTACATTTTTCATAAATTCCTGTAGGCTCGGATGCTAATAAAGGTTCAGATAGTACAATCGTAACGTTCATAACTACAGGCTTATTACCAACTAATTTCTTAATTAACCATTCTCGTAGTTTGTTCATTTTAGTAAGTACCTCCGCTTCTAGATTGAATAAAAAGACGCCCTGTAACAGTAGCGTTAATTCTAGCTAAACTATCTGGTGTAATTTTTATCTCCACGTAACGACCGCGTTGGAGCTTCCCATCTGAATCCTTTGCTAAATAAGGAATCAAATTGATATCTTGTCCTCTTATTGAATCAAATGGTAATGTATTTCCATCTACTTCAATCGTTACCTTTGTAGGGGTTTGGTATAATTCAAAAATACCAAATTCGATATCATGCGTATGATCTGGCAACTTAATATCGTGCGTATGATTTGGAATGCTGATATCATGCGTATGGTTTGGAATACTAATGCTGTGACTATGATCCGGTATACTGATGCTATGGGTATGGTTTGGAATACTAATACTATGGCTGTGATCTGGCAAGGATATGTCATGTGTATGACTACCACTAGAACCATGCGTATATAAACTAGCTCCAGTTCCTTTTGCGTAAAATGAAGCAGCCGTGTTTCTTCCAGGATCAGAAAAAGCTGTATATAACCCTATCGTTGCGGGTTCAGCTGGAACAATACCGCCACCATGAAACATCTTATGGACATGGTCTCCGTTACTACTTGATGCTTTCACTGTGCCACCGCCAGCGCTTGTTGAACTAACTGTTGCCCCTCCTGAACTTGTGGAACCTACAGTAGCGCCGCCAGAACTTGTGGAACCAACTGTTGCTCCTCCCGAACTCGTGGAACCGACTGTTGCTCCGCCGGCTGATGTTGAACCGACTACAGCACCTCCACCTTTAATAGCACGCTCGTACGCCCTAAATTTTAATATCTCAAATGTTAATAACAATTCATTCACGTTCTTAACATCATTAGGTATTTGAAACCTAATGATAGCTGGATGATCAGGGTCACAATTATCTTGGAAATCTCGACTATCGATATTCGTTGTTCCTTGTGAATACACTTCATTAACTTTTTGTCTCTTTTCAATATCTGCTTGTATTGTCCCTAAATCAGTTACCTTATTTTCTAACACAAGCTTTACATCAAGTGGATTACCAGTGACATCATCTTTTTGACGATCCATTACTCGTAAATCAACGAATATATTAAAATCTTCATCATATAAACGAACTAGCTTTCCAGTCTCATACTTTTCTATCTTGTATGGGTCAATCAACTCATAATCAATTGCATAAATTTCATACGTAACTTTCGGCATACACGCCTTTAGTAACATAGATTTTGCTGAAGCATAAAGCGATTGAGGATCTTCAAAACGTCTATCCGCCCAAATATAATCAAATCCATCATGTAACTCTCTGACAAACTCAGGAGCATCTATATAAGGAAGACCGTTGTTAACGCTTTTTATCGTAAGTTGATTAACACCTTCGCCATAACCAAGCGGATAAATCCTTGTCATGACATCTTTAGCTTCTACCTTCCGCTTAATGCCTTTCATATTTTTTCGATATCGTAATTCACCTGTAATTTCTTCAGAATATCGGATAATGTTTAAAGTCCAAGGATAAGACGAATCGTTCCACGTCCATTGGAATTTTTCATCGAATGGCTTCGGTATACTATATATCGGACCTAATATGGTATCTTCATTTTCCCAACTGTATGAAAAATACTTTGTAAAATCGCATCGTCCGAGTTTCCAATGCTTTATTCTTTGTTTGCTAAGGAGATACTCGATATTCTCTCTTGTGGTTAAATTAATTCTTTCGTGGTAACCAAAAAGCACGCTATCCATCAGTGTGGATAAAACGTGCTCGCAGTCATAGGTAATTATTTTTTCATGTACTTGTCTTTCTTCATCACTGTCCATAATACGAAACATACCAATACGTTTACCGTTATCAAATATTTCCACATAATCAAAAGTTTCGATTTCTTCTCGCTTTGGGTCATTAAACGGCAATGAAAAACCCGCCGTCCAAAGTTCATTGAGAGGCGGGCTGTACTTTATATTATATGCATTTTCAAGATAGGCCTTGAGCTGCATTTGTTTGTTGTAAAGTTTTAGCAACATATCACCTTCCTTTTGTTTGAATCTAGGATTTAAAGTTATTAATAATTAATCGAAAGGCTTCCAAATTTAACTAAAAAATTGTACATTTAAAACATGCAATTTAATAGGGAGGTACATGTTTTGTCAGTTGAGCGTGAACGTTGGTTAGATATAGCAAAAGGGATAGCCATTATTGCAGTTGTTTTTGGTCATTCTGGTGAAAAATTATTTTCACATTATTTATTTTGGTTTCACATGCCACTTTTCTTTTTAGTTAGTGGTTATTTATTTAAGTCCGTAAAGGGTGATATTAGGTCTTGGTCTTTTAATAAGTCAAAAAAACTATTAATCCCTTACTTTTCATTCGGAATTTTAATTCTTTTGATCTCATTTATTTTAATTACTCCTAACGTTATGAACAGTTTGAAACAAGCTGCTGGTTTAGTCTACGGAGGCAGAGCGTTAAAAGGAATATTTGGACCATTTTGGTTTATAACTTGTTTATTACTTACACAAATTACTTTTGGTATCATACAAACTAAATTGAAGTCAATAAAAGTTAAAGTTGTTTTTATCGCTTCTTTATACGTTTTAGCTCATGCAGTCACTTATTTTTTATCCAAAAAAGATGGTATCCAAATTCCAGTGCCGTGGGCAATTGATATCAGCTTTGTAGCATTAACGTACTATTCAATGGGTTATTACTTAAAAGATATAATTCGTAAATGCGTATCTACTGTTTACATTGGATTAAGCTTTTTAATTTTAAGTGCCGTATTTATAACACTTGATTATAAGGGCTTTATTTATTACAAATTAGACATGAAGTACAGTATTTATAATAATTTTTTATTAGACTTAATCATTCCATTCGCGTTAGTAATTAGTATCTTGTTTATAAGTTACCATTTAGAGAAATTATCCTTACCTTTACTTTCTTATTTAGGGACAAGATCACTATCAATCATGTACTTACATATCGTAGTCAATGCTGTAGCTAAACAGTATTTAACGTATAATTTTGTTGTCTTTACGGCTATCGGAATAATCATCCCAATAGCAATTGATTACCTTCTTCAAAAAAGCAATATTACTAAGTTTTTATTTTTTGGAATATCGTACAAGAAAAAAAGCAATACTCTTCATGCAGAATATAAAGTAAGTTAAAAGCACGGCTCTTGTAGCTGTGCTTTTTTACTATGGCCTATCATGTACTTGAAATAGCACCAAATGTTCTCCAAGTACCAGGAGTACCTGTAGCAATACAAACCCATCCAATAGATCCACCAGATGCAGGGATAGTGTTATAAACAATATCTCCAACTCTCCAATCACCTGATGTTGGAGCTGTTGTACCAAATCCATGTCTTCTGCCGCCGATTTTAAATTCTTGTGTCCAAATATCACCACCAGCAGATGTGACAACTTTCTCATGATTAGCAAGATTTAATTCACCTAGTATCGCTGTAACTCCTGCGATATCAATCGTACAGGAGTTTTGAAGTTGATAACCTATATTAATTTGATTTTCGTCACCTACTATAGTGTATTTAAAAGTGTATTTTATCCACTTTCCTATAGTTACTTGTTGAGCGTTGAGAAAAGAGCCAAATGATAATCCACCTGATGTCAATGGGTCCTTCGTAATCCCAAAACGGATATATCGATAATCTGATGGGTTACTTGCAGTTACTCGGACGTACATGTGAGAAGTGATTTTTTTCCCTTTATATTTCTTTATATCATTGTTATTAGTAAATATTGATTGGAAAAATTTTGGTGAACCACTTGTGGACGTAATAGACAAGCCATTCCCATACCCAGAAGGCGTTGTTTTATCAGGAACATAAGAAATGTTAGGAGTGCCAACTAAACGCCATCCGTTTGGTATACCATCTTTATCTAATGAATCAAAATTCCCATTAGCTATTAACCCATATGAACTGTTATGAGCATTTCCTATGCCGCTATTATAGTCGTATCCAACGTCTTCTTGTTGACCATGAACAATTCCGACGTTTGAGTAATCATGCCTTTGAGCTACGCCTACATGTACATTTCGAGAAGTAATAGGGATTTCAACGTTATTTGGCGAGTATACTTCGTTCACTCGATTTCCATTGTACTCATACCAGTTGCTATCTATAAATAAACCGTTACCATCAAGAAATATCCCGCCTTTTTTATTACGAGAAGCTTCAATACTAGTAATATTGATAACATTTGCAGGAGTAATATAAATTCCATATTGCTTATTCCCGTTATAGAACCCACCTTTAATGGTTACATTATTACCTTCACCCCAAACTCCGTAATTGAATCCTTGTACATACACATGATCAAGTTCAATATAACCATTAAAATAACCCATACCTTTTGGGAAAATAATTCCGTTACCGAATTGTTCAGCTCCTTCGTTACCGGTTAAAATAATTTGAGAAATTGTAAAATACGAGCCGCCCGTTAAATCGAATACAGGTTGACTAATATTTTTATTAGCAACAATTTGCATATGTTCAATAGAAAAGTAGTACGTACGGCTTGTTGCTTTCTTTGCGGTTTGGAATACAGTTTTATCTCCTAAAACATTAATCTTTGTTGCACGTTTACCAGCTCCTATCACATGATAGTCATGATCTATAAGGAAAGGAGATTCAGGATTGATATAAACCTCACCAGATGGCAGTGTTAAAGTGTATCCTTCCTTCATGTTTTTAAATGCTTCTTCAAAAGATTTTGTCCAATCGAATCCTTCAGCGATTGCGATCTTGTATTTTTCATAGTCTAATAAACTTATAATGCCTTTATTTTTATTGTACAAGCTTTTTATTTTACTTTGCTCTGCATCAATACGTTCTTTTAAAGTTGGATACGTAAAGCCTTCAGCATCAATCCTGGCTTGCGCAGACTCTACAGATGAATCACCTTCAATAACTATTTGATTTAACTGCTCTTGAACTGAACTCGATTCTAGTATCGCATTATTTGCAACGATTACTGCGTCATTAGCGATATTCATAGCTCCTTTAGAATTTGATTCTGCTGTAAGTGACCTATTCAATGCCTCATTTGCATTATCAATGCCATGATTTATTTTTGGATAACCGACTCTCAGGCTATCTCCTGGTAATAATTTAGGCGCATTTGCCATTCAATTCACCGCCTTATATATATTTCGCTCGATATTTAAATGCAATATTAATATTTAGATTGTATCCGCCTATTCTTATTACATTAGAACCAGGGCTTAATTCTAATTTTTCTAAATCACCTTGGAGTTGTAGTAAAAAATTTTGTCCGTTTTTTATTGCTGCATATCTTTCAGCATCAATTAAAAAATTCGAATTAGAAAATGTTCCTAAAGAAAAACTCTCGCCGTTTATGGCGAGAGTTAGGGAATTTGCACTTCCGTTTATTTTAATTACAGGTCGTACCACCTGCATACCTTGGTTATTCACTGTTAACGCTTGCGCTTCAGTTATTGTGTAAGATGAATTATCACTTCCTAATAAGATGTCTGACATAAATGGAATATCATCTCCCCATAATACTTCGTCTGTACTTTCTACAACTGAATAAGCGTGTGGATCATATGCTATTAATGGTAATTCGAATTTCCCCATCCTGAAATAACGATCAATCGGAAGAGACCCACTGTATTGTGCTAAATAATATTTATCTGGTTCATAATCATAGATTAATTTCACTACCTTCGGCTTACCGTAAGGGTCTATAAATGTAGATACCATTTTTCTAATAGATGTTGCTAATTCAAATCTATTTTCTTGCGGTTTTATAATTAATGGTAAGTTAAACTCCATAGGATCAATATCTGAACCAAAGTAATAAGCACCAGGTCTTCCAGGGATGGAAACAGTATAATCACGAATTGGTGGAGCGGCTGGATGCTGGAATCCTGGTAAAAGCGCTAATCCTAATTGTTTTAACGGTTTACCATCTATTGTTAAACTCATAATTGCCCCACCTTTCTTCCTGACGTCTTAATGTATTTACCAAGTTCTACAGCTAATTTCTGTACATCAGCTTCTTCCCTAACTACAAATGTTGAACCTCTAAACATATCAGCAAAGTTATAGGAATCCGATTTATTTGCATTTGAAGAGGAATTTCCATCTCCATTTCTTTGACTTGCATTTCGACTCATTGCTTCTGAACTATTGGCCATACTACCATATACATTGCTTATAACACTTTTTAAACCAGATAATTCTTTCATAGAATTAGCCATCGAGTAACTCATATCGCCAATTAATCGGCTCATAGTACCTGTAATACCAAGTGATTTTTCATTTGACGATAAAGGTGTTACTGAAACGCGATTACCTCTTTTAGTAAATAACTCTGGCCCTGCTTCTCCGGCAATAAACGATCCGTCTCCAAGAACATGTCCGCCAGTAGCTAACATTGGTATTCTAGGAATATTTGCTTTCCCTCCGCCAACAAACGGAACCCAATCCGGCATATCTATACTGTTGATACCTTCAATCAATCCGTTAAGCATTGAAATCACAGCATTTATCGGTCCTTTTGCTGCTAATTCTATTCCGTTGAATACTCCATCAAATATTTTCACGATTCCTTTCCAAGCTTTGTCCCAATCTCCTGAAAAAACGCCAGAAATGAAATCGATAATTCCGTTGAAAATGGGTTTTAAAACCGTATCCCACACTACTTTTATCCCATCAAATGCATCTGATACAACACTACCTATAGCCTTAAATACAAATTTAAAAGCTGGTAACAGGACATTTTCTATGAATGATGAAATTTTTGAAAAAACAGGTGAGAGTATTTCGTCCCAAACACGTTTGATAATCTCAAATGCATCTTTTACAATATCTTTTATGATCGAAAAACCTTTATCAAAGACTGGTTGTAAAGTTTCAGTGATTATGTCTACTATCTGATCTATTGTCGGTTTGAAATACTCATTGTATATAGCCATTATTTTGTCGCCGAATAATACCCATATAGCAATTAATCCAGCGATTGCTGCAACCACTAAAGCAATCGGACTTGTTAAAACAGCCATAACTCCCGCAAAGGTTACAGCACCTGATGTGGCCAAGAATATTACTGGAGCAAGCGCTGCGCAAATACCAACAAGTATTCCAATCGCAACAGTTATAGCTGTAATTGCACCTGCCAATACCGGATGAGCTTGAATGAATTCAGCTACTTTAGAAACAATGTCAGCTACCGTAAGTAACACTGGTTCAAGTGCTTCTTTTAAATCGTTCATCGCTTCTTTCAATTTGACCATCGGCGATGCATCCGTTTTACCTATGGATTGTTGTAAATCATCAATTCCTTGTTTTAAATCAGCTTGTTTTTCTTCGGTTTGTAAAATTGTATTTATGATTTTTTGGCCTTGGTCTTCCCACATTGTCATTTTGTTATCGTAAAGGCTTTTTATCCCTTACTTCTTACACTTCATATTAGTGTAAGCTCGGCATACGTTTTCACTTATAAAGAAAG